CTCTTGTAGAATATGCAAGAAGTTATAAATACCATTTTTCTCACTCGTTTTCTGCAAATCGGTCTGACCAAAGTCTCCACAAAAAACAATTCTAGAGTCTTGTCCAACTCTTGTAATGATGGTATCAAGTTCATGAAAATTTAGGTTCTGACATTCATCTACTATAATCACACTGTTGTCAAATGTCAACCCTCTAAGAAAAGAAGTTGACAAGAAAAACAAAGAGCCTTGTGATTTTAGTTTGTCGTATAGATTATTAAACGACTGTTCATTTGGCATCTTGAACATCCAACGGACCATGTTTTGATACGGCACCTGATACAGTGCAGCCTTATCTTCTTCATCGCCCGGCAGAAAACCAATCTCTCTGGTAGGTATCAAAGAACGAACCAGAATCACCTTGTCATATGGTGTCTTCAAATCCAAAACATCTCTCAGACCAAGATACAAGGATACAAAAGTCTTACCAGTCCCGGCAGAACCATACATAAACTGGTGTTTATCTTTTTTCCACGAATCAAAGACAATCTTTTGGTTGTCTGTGATAGGTTTGATATCAACCAAACTAGATTGCACGATATCCTTAGCAACTTTCTTAGACGACATTATTTTCTGTTCCTATGTTTACTGTAAATGTTTTCAGCTTGTAATCTTTTAGTGCTCTTACCACTACCATACTTGTCTGCCATCGGTGAGTCAGGATGTTTAGAAGCAATGCCTCTCATCACATCTTTAAATCCTTCATCGTTCTTTGGACCCACACCCATAAGATGATCTCCAGCCAAAGCAGGAGCACAATCAGGATTCCACACTCGTTTAACATGTGGGTTTTCTTTCATCATTTTTTCCATAGCAGAAATAGACATGAACTCGTCATATTCTGTTCCTGATAACTCATTGAAAAATGTATATGTTGGCATTACTTTTTACCCTCTAACTCTTTGTTTAGTTCTTTTACCTTTCTGTGAATATAAGAAAAAACCAACTCTAACATCTTGAGCTGTCCCTTTAGTTTTTCAGTTTTATTTAGATTGTCAAAAGAATGTTTTTTGTTCAGTCTATCTATATATGAAAGAATCTGTTTCTCTGTCTTTTCTATTCTCTTGGAAATAAAATCATGCGGCCGCTCCGACATTAAACCACTCCGGTATTTTTGCATTCTTCCATTTTGCAAAACTTGCTTTCTCGTTTATGTAGTAATAACGATATGCACTGACAGTATCCTCTGTCTTACAATAGTCTGGCATACACTGTGGTGGATCAGAAAAATCAACCACAGGAATAGTGGTGGGAGTTTTTCTTAGGGGAGCAACCAGTCGTTCTGATGCATGATGTTTGCCATATCGACAAGTGTATTCTTGCATCAAACTAATCATATGATTATACAACCACATGTAATTATGCACACTAGCACGAGTCCAGATGGTGCTAGGATGGTTCTTGTGAGCTGTCTTATACAAACCTACCGAGTCAGCATATACATCACCATCAAGAACACGATGTGCAGTAGAGAGCAACTGCGCGCTCTCTAGTATCATCTTGACAACATGTTTGTCACACATCATTTGTGCAGCAATCACAGGTTCTTTATCAAGGTAGAATATGTTCATTCTTCACCATAACTCCATTCAACTTCATAGCCACCTTTACGGTCACTAAACCAATCATCTTCTCTATCATAACCATAATCCATTACAAACTCATAGAACTCATCTGTTTCATCTTCAAAATGTTTTTGAAACTCTTCAACACTACCAAACTCTGCAATGATATCTTCTTCATCAATATCATAAGTAAAATGGCTGTGCACAGTATGATATTCAACCTTCTTGATAATCATCAGTTGTCACCTTTTATTTCTTGTCTCATCTATTTGTACTCATGTTGATACTAAATGACCTTCGTTCACTTTTTGAACTAAAAGGATATACCTGATGTCTTATATTAGCTGGAAACAAATACCAGTTACCAACTTTCGGAACAAACCTTATAGTATCATTTTCAAAAAAATGTCTTGCGGTTTCGACTCCAGCATTGCTTATGAGTTGTAAATTTCCACTATCGCTAAAAAGTTTGTTCCCTTTCTTAGCCTCTTTTGACCAGTCTGGTGTCTTTAAAAATCCCACACAAGTTAACTCACAATCCGAATGCATGTGTATAGGATTATAGTCTCCAGCAAAAGACCGCACATACCATGCAGACAAAACACTAACAGATGTTTTTGCTCCAACATTTTTCACAAGTTGTTCATAAGACATATCTGTTTTAAGAAGTTGTTGTTCTGGAATATACATTTGAGCAAGATACTGAGCAATATACGATTTTACTTGCGTAGAAAACCAGTGTCCCCACTTATTAAGAATATCCTTTGGAATTAAAATTTCTTGTTCAACATTACCAACAAGATTTTGTGACCAATCTTCTGACTTAGATAATTCCTTATCCTTAGCAATTTTATCACAACCTTTATTAAGATCATCAATCATTTCTTTTGGTAATTCAGCGTGGCCAATCGGAGGACCAAATGGAAAAAATGCTTTCATTTCTTGTCCCATCTATAAAAAATATGTTTATCAATTTCAGTTGTTCTTTTTAACCTCTTTCTCCAAGAAGGTCTAACATAATTAGCGTGGTAGTTTGTTGCACCATCTGTGATGTCAACCCACTGTCTTTCATTATCCAACAATTTACGAACAAAGTCAAGTTTTTCTCGATAGATTTTTTTGTCTGATGGATTATCAGATTTTTTATCACAATACCAGCTAAATTGACAAACACCGCCTCTTTTTTGATAGATTACTTTACACATAGTGTTTGGAAACCTATCATCATTAACACGATTTATAACAACAGAAGACACAGCAAGCATTCCTGCTGTGCCTTGATTTCCAACCTCAAAGTACAAGTTTTTAGCAAGACACTCTATCTGTTTTTCTTTGTCTTTTGTGTACCAAGAAGCACCTAGTATACCACCAAGAGTTAGTAAACTTCCAGCTACCCAAACACCAACACCCATTATGATCTCGCGCGCTCACCTGGATAATCATCATCCGGTTGCATGTAATCTTCAGTCCAACCAAATGCTTCTCTGACTACATTAGCAGACAAACCCTTATACTTCCTATGTAGAGCCTTGTCCTTTGCAGCAACCACAAGTTCTGCTTCATTTTGATGCAACCCTTCCAACATTTGAATAAACATGTTTTCTCTACGATTGCTTGTCAATTTAGGATTACCACCCCTGATATAATGAAACAAAGTTCTTGCCTCATGTACAAGCATGTTATGCTCTGTTCCTTCTGGAGCATCATTTGGTGTGTACGGAACATCACCTTCTGGCAAATCCCATTCAATGTTGGGATCAAAAGACGACTTGAGAACCATTCTCAATGCGTCTGTATTGTGTTGTCTCAACAACTCAACCTTCTTATCTTTACTCTTCGCTTTCGCAACTTTGTCCAAAACCTCAGACATTAATGGTGTATATGGCATATTAAAAATCTCCTATGTTGTCCATCAAATCTTTTAACTTATTATCTATAAAATAATTTAGTAGTTTACTACGGTCACCTTCTGGTGCTTTTTGATATGACTCTATACATTCCAAAAATAACTCTTTAGGTGATTCTTTCAAATCAATCAGCTTCTGATTCCTCTGATAATTACGATACCAAGATGCTGCATAAAGCAATTCACCTTCATTCAGATCCTCTAAGATATCAGCAATCTTTTTCTTACTCAATGGACGCTGACGCAACCCATCAACAAACGTATTGTCCGGCGATAACACATTTGGAACACCATCACTTACATCACCCTTAAGAATATGTTCACAGAGATATTCATTAGGGTCAACACCATCCACAAACTTTTTCGTGATTGGGCTGTATTGTGTGACGTTACTATATTTCTGCAACTGAACAAAGTCTTTGTCGCCGGACAGAATCAATGTCTTACCATTATCAAATTCAAGTTCAAGACACAATGCAGCAATAATATCATCAGCCTCTGCACCGTATACCTCAAGAACCTTGTACGGAAAAAATTCTATGAGTTCATCTTTGACAGTGTTCAGACATTCAAAGATGTCACTCCAATTGTGACCAGAAGTTTCTCTGGTTTTCTTTCTACTGGCTTTGTACTCTGGAAAGAAATCACGTCTCCAATAGTGTCTGGAATCATAACAGATAACCAGCTCACCATACTCTTCATTAAACTTATGACGATACATACGAAGAGAATTAAGAATCATATGACGCACCAAAGGCACATCAACACTATCACGTTTTGTGATGTTCAGGTGCATCATAACACTTGCAACACCAATTTGGTTCATATCAACTAAAATCATTTATGGTATCTCTTTTCAACACACGTCATCATATATGCGTCATTTGCTTCTGGTTCTGCAAGTTTTGCAAACTTTTCTAACTTCTCAAAGTTTCTATCAATATAATCAGAACAATCTTCATAG